TTATTCCCCCTTGTTACCATTTACTATACCAAGTATTAAAGCATTAAAAAATTCTTTAATAGTCAAATCATGCTCTGTTAATATTTTTTTAAATTCAAAGTATATTTCTTTATCTACTGTAAAACCAGTTTTACTACTTTCTAATATTAAATCGTTTAATTTTATATTTTGTTTTTCACAAGTTTCAATTAAATCTTTCATGTTCTTATTTTTAATATTCTTTATCATATTTTTATCATATTTTAGTTTATAACCTAATTTTTTAACTATATCAATATAGTCGTCATACTTTTTTATTGGAAAAGCTAATTTTTCATTTATAAGTTTAAAATTTAAACTAGTGCTATCTGAGTACCTTATAAAGTCTGGACAAAATACCATTTTATTTTGATTTATTGCAAAATCAACTGTATGTCTTGTCCCACTTTTTTCTTTAGCTTCAATCATTAAAATACCTTTTGAAAGTCCACTAACTATTCTATTTCTATGGACAAATCTAAATTTTTCTATTTTAGTTCCTACTGGATATTCAGATATTAAAGTTCCATTATTTTTTAATATATTATCAGCTAAAGTTTCATTACATTTAGGATATATAATATCTAACCCATGAGCCAGAACAGCAATTGTTCTTCCTCCACTAGTTAGGCAAGTTTCATGAGCTAATTTATCTACTCCATCTGCTAGTCCACTTATTATTGTAAATTTCTCATTACTAAGATTAGTTACTATAGATTTTATAGCATTTATTCCAAATTCAGATGGATTTCTAGTCCCAACACAAGCAATTGATTTTTCATCACTTTTCACAATGTTCTTGCCTTTTAAGTAAAGTATTGCAGGTGGATTTTCTATATTCCTTAAACTTTTAGGATAATAACTGCTTAGATAAGGTATAATCTTAATGCCTAATCTTTTACTTTCATTTAAAACAGCATCAGATTCTTTTAATATATTCTTTAAGTAAGTCTTATCATGAAATCTAAATTTATTCTTATCAATATGAATATTATATTTAAACTCCATCTCTACTAAGTCACCATTGAATACCTTTTTTAAATCATCATCTTCTAAATCTGACATTAATCTTATTATAGTTTTATTATCTAAACCAGTTAACTGTAACCCTACATAATATTTTTTATTCATGTATATTCCCCCATTAAGTTAACTTAATTTAATTATAATAGTTTTTAAAAAAAATTGAAATATATAATAAATATTGTAAAATAAAGTTATAAAACAATTTATATAAGGAGAAAAACATGACATCAGAATATTTAACTAATTTTATAAGTATATTTGGAGCATTTACTGGTGGGATAAGTCTATATTTTACTTATAAAAATAATAAAAGATTAGAAAGGCCTAAAATTAAAGTTAATTTAAATAAGTTAAAAGGTAAAGAGGAATTAAATCATTATAATCTTCTTATAGAAAATATATCTGACTATAACTTATATGATTTTTCTATAACTTTAGATGAAATAGATTTACTTGATAATGAATTAGTAAAAGAACAGGCCTTTTTATTAAAGACTACTATTCCAGTTTTTACTATTGGACAAATTTATACTACATATTTATTCAATGCAACTGACTGTAAAGATAGTTTCGAAAATTTAAATTTTAATATACAATATAGAATAAAACCAAATGGAAATTTCATAAAAAGAAAATTAATAAAAGAAAAATATACCATCAACATAAATGCACTTAGGAATATAACATTAAAATTTCAATAAAAATAGCCAATATAATGAAATATTGGCTATTTTTATTGAAAGTTACTTATTATCAACTCTTTATTTTTCACCCTAGCCTGGGATTCTCTTGAAACTGAATATAATACTTCTGTTTCTTTAATATTGAAATCTTTATACCATTCTCTTACCTTTGCATGGTCATTTATTGTTAATATAAACTTACCTTTTAAACCTTTTAACTTCTCTAGTAATAATAAATGTTCTTCTTCTCCAAATTTAGCTTCATAACCTGCTGTTTCAAAATAAGGAGGATCTACAAAAAATAAGGTTTGTTCCCTATCATATTTGTCTATTATTTTTTCAAATGACAAATTCTCAACATATGTATTAGATAATCTTTCTCTAATATCTTTTAAAGTTTCTGTCATAAATATTTGTTGAGCAGGTTTTCTAGTTGTTCCATAGCCATAGTGTCCACATTTACCTGCAAAACTTTGAGTTATTATGTATAAAAATCTAACAGCTCTCTGAATTTCTGTTAGTTTTTCAATAGTACAATTCTTATATTCTTCAAAAATATTTCTGCCAGAAAATTCATACTCTAGCATTCTTTCAACTTCAGGACCATGATATTTAATCATTTTAAATAAGTTTATAAGTTCCTTATCTATATCATTTATAACTTCCACTTTAGAAGGCTCTTTACCAAAATAAACCCATCCTGCTCCAAAGAAAAGCTCCACGTAACAAGTATGTTCTGGTAGCATGTCTATTATTGTTTTTCTTAATCGTGACTTTCCCCCCATTCTTACTATTGGTGGTTTAAGCATAGTATTTTTAACCATAATAAAACCTCTTTTCATCTAGCTTTACTACAATTATACAGAACATATGTTCGCGTGTAAATATAAAAAATAGTATGTAATTAAACATACCATTTTAAAGTAACTCTTCTTCTAAATCATTTAAAACTAACAAACATATTGAATAGTATTTTTTTTCATTAGAAATTTCCTTGATATCATATTTTGAATTCTTCATAATTATTAAATATACAAATAAAAATAGTAATATAAATCCAAAGATTAGCTTTTTTATATCATTGCTAGTTATAAATACTGTAATTATTGCAACACACACACCAGATAATATACTCGCAAAAAAATTCATATAATAATTAAGAAGTTCATTGTTATACTTATTTAATTTTGACTCAACAAACACCATTTCTTCTCTTATATCTAACTCATAATTTTCTATTAAACTTATATACTTTAAATACACTTTTTTATATAAATCATTTATTGTATCTCTTCCATTCTTATCATTCATATGCTCTTCATGAATTTCATCAATAGTTTTTTCTTTCATTTAAATCTCCATATATATTTATATTATCTTAAAATGGATTTCCACTCATAAATCCATCTTTAAAACCTCTAATAGCATCATCTAGTCAGAATATTAAAAATAAAACTACCACAAACAATTAATATAAATTTAACTTTTTTTCATCTCAATACTTCCCACAACATAATATTTTATAACTTCCACTTATGGCCACAATTTAAGCACTTAACATAACCTTTTTTACTACTTAATCCGCCTACTACAGCTCCTACGCCTCCTAATAATACTCCACCAGTAACAGCTCTACCAATACTTAATTTCTTATTTTGATATGTTAATGATGTACTATGACATTTAGGACAATAAGGAATTTTATCTCTTTTTAACTGTTCTAATCTTTCTTTTTCATATTGCTTTTCAGCTTGTCTTTTAGATAACTCTTTAGGTCTAGTATTTATCTGTGTATTTAATAGTTCTAAAAATTTATCCAAATATAAATTTTCTACATTACTAAATTCTATATTAGCATTATTCATTTTTAATACTAATTTACTAAGTAATGATCCTTTTTGAACATCAATTTCATTTATTTCATCAATAAAAAAACTCTTTATTTCCAATTCTTTATTTAGTTTTTTTCTAACTAAAATTAATCTCATATTTGTTACAGAAACAATCCATATTCTATTAAAAACAGAAGATGAAATAAACCACAAACATTCTTCTTGCTCTTTTAATACTTCTTTAATTTTTATTATTTCAACTTTATCGGATTCTAGTGAATATTTTCCAAGTTTATTTTTATTGTTTAAACTATCAAGAAATCCCATATTAAACACCTCTTCGAATTATTCATTAACATTATATAACATTTTTGTTAATGGATAAAGTTATTATTTTTCATGAATATAATTTATAAATTTGAGTATATTAATAATTGGGTTATAGTTAAACGATTAAAGCGTTGATAAAGGTGTTTAAAATCACTTACGCTTTTATACTTATTTAAACTAAAAAGAGAAGAGATAGGCGTATATATTTATATGCCTATCTCTCCTCTTAATTATCTAATAGTTAAAGTAGAGTATGCCTTAATTATATAGACTTTATATTTATTAACATAAAATAAAAATAACATTCAATTTTTATTAAAGTTTCTTAACAAATTCAGCATTAACAAATCCAACTTTTCCATTTTTAGTTGTTACTCTATACCAACCTATAAAATCGGAATCCACCCAATCAATTCTAAAAATATCACCTGCATTTATCTTATCTACTATTCTAGAATTCAATGATCCTTCTTCTCTTACATTTAAAAAAGTACTTACATTATGAGTAGTAGCCATTTGTAGTTTTTCTACATAATCGGCATTTACATAGCCAACTATTCCATTATACTCAACGTAATACCAACCAAGATAATCTTCATCAACCCATTTTATTTTAAATGTTTCGCCAGCTGATATTGAGCCAATTACTTTAGAATTAGTAGTTCCTTTAGCTCTTATATTTAATTTAATACTTACATTTTTAGTAGTAGCATTGTCTAAAGTAAAATTATTTGAATCAATGAATATTCCATTAGTGAACTCATTCATATCACATCCACCACTTACACCAGCTACACTTCCATTCTCTGAATATTGGAATCCAACCCATGAATCCCATATGTTATTGGCTCCTGGAGTGTTTACCCCATAATGTGCAATCCAAACTGGATAATTACCTAGTCTACTATCTAAGTTGTTATTTGCAAAGCTTGTATATGTATATACAACAACTTCTTTTCCAGTAAGTCTTTTTACCTCTTCTAAGAATTCTATACACATAGAAGTTAAATCTCTTGCTCCTACACCTTCAGTAGTTTCTATATCTAAAGCTAATTTACAATCATAATTAACTGCTCCTATTTCATTTAAATAATTTACGAAAAAATTTGCTTGATCCTTGGCTCCTTTATTAGCTCTAAAGAAATGATAAAATCCTACTCTTAATCCTTGCTCTTTCGCTCTCTCATAATTTTGTTTAGCATATTTATCCTTAAAGTAATTACCTTCTGTAGCTTTAATATAAACTACTTCTACACCATCATTTTTTACACTTTGAAAATTTATATTTCCTTTCCAGTTTGATACATCAATTCCTTTTAAATTATTATTGTTTCTACTTTGCATTATTAATTCCTTCTTTCTTTTAAATTTCTATAATTAAATCCAATAAAAAAAGACTATCTCTAGTCCTATCTATTACCTTAATAAACTATTTGTTTTCCACTGGCACATAGTTTGATATTGCAGCTAGTTTACTTTCTAAATCAATATTCTTAGACTTAAGCTCTTGGTTTTCTTCTTGTAACTTCTTTAATATCTCTGAATTTTCTAAAACAGCCTCTTTCCCTTTATTAACTTCTCCAGCAATACTTTGTCTTAATTCTTTTACATCTGTTGGTGATAACTCTGGAAACTTATCCATCATCATTTTGTCAAATTCATAAGCTTTAGAACTTAATTTCTTTTCTACTGATTCTGTGATACGAAAGTTTTCTTCAACTACATTCCACACTTGCTTTGCTACATCTATATACTGTTTATTTTTTATTATCTTTTCTTCTAACCCACTTTTTTGTAATTTACTTTCTAATACTTTAATTACTAATTTTAAAATTGTTTTTAACATTTTAATTCCTTCTTTCTTAATTTTATTTATAAAAAAAGAATCATAATTTCTTATGATCCTCTTTATCTTCTTTAAGTTGTATTAACGCATTTTTTAATTTAGATGGTACTGGTACACCTAGTTTACTTGCATTTTCTATAATACTTATACCTTCATTAGCTATGTAAAAATAGCATACCAAAGTTCTAAATATCCAATTTCCTGTATTTAAAAGTCTGTCTAACATTACAGCTACTATAAGAATAGTGAAAATAATTCCCTTTCTTGCTATTCCTTTAAGTCCTATATTGCTGCTTAAATCTTTATTAACATAACCTTTAGTAATACCAGTAATATAATCTAAAGACATTAAAACTATAAGTATAACTAAAGGGGTATCCCATGCTCCTAATAGCCATGTAAATAAAGTTCCTATTGCTACAATCCCCATCTTTAAATAATCAAATATATTTTCCATTACTCTTTTGTCCTTCCTTACTCTGAAATTGGCTCTAAATCTATATTTGTAACAGGTGTATATACTAATTTTTTAGTTTCTAAATTAACTGAATAATTATGAATGTTAAAAAATATATCCATATTTCTAGGATAAATAGCTCTTAAACAATAACTTTCTTTATCTTGCCTATCTTTTATAAAATAGTTAAAGTCTTGAACTCCACCTGCAACCTCTATTATTTTCCCTGTAAACTTACTGTAGAAAATAGTCATGCTATTTTCATGTTCTTTATCCTCTTTTGCTTTTTTTAACATTTCTTCTTTACTAAACATTTTAATCTCCCTTCTAAGCTGTTACATGTAAAGTTGCTACTACCTGTAGTCCTTCTGTTGTAAATGTATCATTATCTCTTATACATCCTCTACAAGCAACTTGTGCATAGGTATGTCCATTTGCTCTATATACTCTACCAGTAGAAACAGTAATATTTTCTGAACTAAACGGCTTTCCAGTATATTTATACCAACCTTTTAGTGATGCTGTTATATCAATATATTGTGGATCTACATAGTCAAATCTAGCTGGCAACTGAACATCTCTATAAATATAATTATTACTTCCATCTGTATTTATTGATACAGCTTCATGATAACTTAAAGAACGATATGGATATTTCATCCCTGGAGCGTACCACATATTACCTTCTTCTCCAATTTGATTCCATGCACCACTAGCAAATTTACAGTTATAGCCCATTCCATCTAATTTAAATGTTGTATCGTATGTTTCGCCACCCTTAGGCAAATATTTTACTGCTCCTACATTTCCTTTATAGACAGCTACTTCACTTATATAAAGCCAACAATATTCATCTAAATTAGTATTAGGCTTCATTCCATTATTATCGAAACGTAGCCATACCCACTCGAAATTACCAGTATTAAACGTAAAGCTATATGGAATGTCATTGGTTAAATCGCTTCTTTCTCCCCCTAAAGCTTGCATAACTCTTATTACTTGTCCATAATCACCAGATTCTGTATTACTTAGCATTACAAATACTTCCATGCTTTGTATATTCTGTTCTACTTTGTAGTGAAAATTTAGTGTATATGTTGTATTTTTTTCTACTTTAAAAGATTTATAGGAAGTTAAAAACTTTTCTGATGTACTTTTATTTTTTACAGCTCCACATACCTTCCCACTAAATCCATATCCAGTATAAGGACCACTCCAGAACTCTCCTCCACATATCCACTCTCTTAATCCACCTGCAAAAGTTCCATTAGGTACTAAGTTGTGTAAATTAGTTGTTTGTGCAACTCTAAGTTGAAAATCTCTATTAGATTGTTTATACTCTGTAAACTGCTGTATAGTTACAGCACTAGCAATTCTTCCATCTAGTGTGTTTATTCTACTCTCTGTAGCACTAACTCTATTAGTTATACCATTTAAGTTAGTTTCTACATTAGTAACTCTACCATTAATATTAACTACTTCCTGCTTACTAGCTTTATCATTAATATTACTTTCTAAAGTTTGTGCTTTACTTTCTGTAGAGCTTACTCTTTGAGTTATTGAATCTAAACTAGCTTTTATAGTTGCAACTCTATTATTAACTTCTGTTACCTCTTGCTTAGATGCTTTCCCACCTAATGTAGTTTCTATAGAACGTGTTTTGCTTTCTGTAGAACTTATTCTTTGAGTTATACTATCTAAATTAGTTTCTATTGTTGCCACCTTATTCTTAGCTGTTGACATTTCAGTTTTTAATATATTAACTGATTCATCATTTTCAGTTATATCAAAAACAGTTGCATAAGCTATATGCCAAATTATTGGATTACTTGTTGTTGGGGTTTCCACTCCATCTAAAGCAAAGAAACTGGTACTAGAAAAACTTCCTGCATCACCACATTTTAATAAATGTATATACTCTTCCCACTTACCTGTTCCATTTACTTGTGTTAACCATTTTGAAGTTCCATTGTTCCCAGTAGAATTTGAGTACCATCCTATTGTTAATCCAACTGGAATCTTAGCAATAATTTTTGTTACAAATATAGCATTTGCTCTAGTCATATTTCCAAAATAAAAGCCTCCATAGTTAGGACTTGCACTTCCAACAGTTTTTACTTCTATACAATATTGTGAATCAGTTGGACATCCATTAATTTTAGAAATTCTTGAAGTTGTTACAGTTCCATTTCCTTTATTATTATAAGTATTAATGTTATTTGAACTATTTTTAAATGTAGGATCACTAAATAACATTTTCCCTAGACTCATGGCACTAGCTAAATCTTTAGCGTTATTAGCTAAATTATCTACAACATTTATCTTATTAATTAATTCTGTTTTTGTTTTATCTATATCTGATTGTTCAACTTTAAGAGCAATTTTATTTTTTAATATATCAATATTACTTTCTACGTTATGCACTTTATTATTAACTGTTGTTATTTCTGCATTAACAAACGCCTTAGCACTATTTAAAGCATTATTTGCTTTGTTAGTTGCATCTGTACTTGCTGTATTAATAGCTTCTTGTTTTTTTACATCCGCATAAGATTTAGCTTTAGTTTCTGATTCTGTAGCTTTAGCTATAGCTGTATTAAGGTTAGCTTGAGCTTGTTGAATTCTTTTCTGTTCTTCAGCTGTAATTTTTCCATCAGCTGAAGCTATAGCTTGTTCTTTTGCAAGATTAGCTTTTGCTATAGCTATATCTGTAGCAAAACTTTTAGCTGCATCCAAATTAGAATTTATTTTACTTATTAAATCTCTATTTATATTACTTACATTAGTTGTAATACTTTGAGTTGTAGAATTTAAATCTTGAACACTAGCTTTTATACTATTATTTTCTTGTGTAAGTTTACTTTCTACTGTAGATATTTTATCTGTTACTGTTTTTATATTGTCTATAATTAGCTTGTCAGTATCTTCTGGAGCCTCTGTATAATCACTAGCCAATTCTCCTAATTCTATTTTTACATTTCTAACTTCAGTAAATAGTCCACTTCCATAAGTACCATAAAAACTTAAATCACACCACTTTTGTTTTTCATCATTAAGTGTAAACTTTCCAGTAGCTTTTATTCTTGTCCATTCTGTAGTTACATCTCTCTCAACCCAAAATCCTACAGAATATCCACCAAGAGAATAAAATCTAATTTTCCCAACTTTATTAGCTTTTACATCTGCTGATATTGTAATTTTTTTATTTAAATATTTTTCTACAACAGAAGTTATTGAAATCCCTACATATTCATTAGAGCTTTTAAATGGACCTTTACTTTTTAAAAATAGATTTCTTCCACCAAACTCAATATTTTGAATAGATTTATCTATATCTGATTGAGAAACTTTACTTTCTATCTGACCTTTTAAAATATTTATCTCGCTAGTGTTTTTATTCAAATGAGTATTAACATTAGTAATTTCTGAATTAACAAAAGCTTTAGCATTATTAAGAGCTTCATTAACTTTACTATCAGCGTGAGAATTAGAACTGTTTATAGCTTCTTCCTTGGCTCTATTAATATTATTATTTATAGTAGTTGTACTCTGATTAAAAGTTTGTGAATCTACTTTAAACTTTAATGCATTATCTAAAGCGGTTAAGGAAGCTTTTTGACTAGATAGTTCTTTGCTATGCTCTGTAATAGTATTATTTTGTGTAGATAATTCTACATCTAAAGTTCTATCACCTACAGTAACCTTAGTCCCCTTAATAGTTTCGGTTCCATGTGTATTAACTTCTCTAATAACACTATTTATATCTAGCTTATTACCACTTATATTAGCATTGTCTGCTACTTTGTTATTGTCTATAGCTCCATTAGTTATCCCTGCATTATGAACTCCGTCTGAATCAAGCATTATGGTTTTACCATCTTTACCTCTGATAAGTAGTCCATAATCTGTAGTACTATCTGTTTTCCTATACTCTCCTAATATAACTCTATTAACATTATTTCTATTTATAAGGATTTGATTTCCGACTATTTCTATAGTTCCATCTGCACTAACAATTCTATGTTTGCTAGTTGTTATATCTCCAACTTTTAACTTATTTACAGATAAAGAACTTATTTCTGCATCTCCTATAGCTCCCTCTGCTATTATTCCCGAACCAGCTGTTATTGCTCCTGTCGCTATATTTTCTGCTGTAAGATTTTTATTAAGTGCATTTTCTATACTAGCTGTTTTAGATTCTAATACATTTATTTTTCCAACTGCTGCGTTTAAATCTGTTATATTAGCTTTACCAATTATAGCTTGTTGTAAATCTGCTTTTATCGAGTTTAATTCTACAATATTAGCTTTTTGAGAATTTAAAGTAACTATATCAGCTCTTATCGCTGTTAAATCATCTGTATATAACCTCTGTATTTTAGCATCAACAGCTGTTAAATCATTTATACTAGCCTTATCTATTAAAGCCTTTTTTATATTTGCTTGTTCAATAGAATATCTCTCCATTGATTGAGTAACTGATCCTTTATTATCAAAGCTAGAATCTTGTCTAGTTTTTCCTTTAGCCTTTACTTCTGATGAAATACCATTCTTATAGGTAAACTTTTGCTCCATTATTAAAGCATTATATTTATTCCCATTTAAATCAGTTAAATTTAATATATCTCCAGCCATTATAGCTGGGTTACCTTTCCACTTAGCTGTATATGGTATATATTTAAACCCATTGTATTTAGTATATATATCACTTAAAATTTCTTTAGTTATTATTGGATTATTAAATACAATTTTATTTCCATCATCTGTACCAGTACTTAATTCTTCTTCACCTTTTTTGGCTATTACTTTTTTTATAATACACTCATTAGCTTCAATATCTAATTTAAATAAATTATGAGGTGTCATTTCTTGCTTTACTACCTCATAATCTCTAACTTCTAAGTCACCTATCCTATTAAATCTAGCAAATGAACCACAAAGGGAAGCTATAAATCCTATAGCTTCCCTTAATGAATATCCCTCTATTTTATTAACTCTATAATTAGGTAATTTACTGGCTAAATTAACGCCTGCCTTTTTACATATTTCTTTAGCAATATCGTTTATATCTGCTGGATAAGATAAATCTGAAAAATATACTTTTTCTAATCCTAGCATATTATCTACACACTCAAGATTTATAAATTTTCCTTTTACACTAGTCTTAATTACAGTAAATACACCTAAAGGTATATATTCTATATCATCTCCTATATACAATCCTACATATGGTTTTACAATAGCATTATCAAATATATCTCCTGTATTAATTAGTTTTATATCAAAACTGTTAGAACAAATTGATCCTATAGAAAAACTATCACTAGGATTAACTGATTCCTCTAAGTTCATTTCATATATTTGATTTCCACTATATTCTTTATCTCTTATAATAACCTTAGCATTAAATTTTCTTCCTTGTAACTTATTTATTTCTTTATTAAATACTTCTGATACTTTAAACAAATACTAACCCCCTTTCCTAAAGATTAATATTTATATTATTCCTCTATCATAAAGTCAATACACATTAACTCTCCTGGACTCATTTCATAACCATTTAATAATTCAATATTAAATTTATGTATATCCATTTCAACTTCAATTTCTTGTAATTCATTAATTTCTTTATTAAAATACTCTAATCTTTCTGGATCAATATCATAATTTCCCTCTGTTATTTTTAGAGTTCCATCATCTTCTTTTAAACAATATTCTTCTATTAATTTTTGCCTTTCTTTATTATAGTGTTTTAATTCTCTTTCAACTTTAGATATATTCTTGCCTATAGCATAAGAAACTTTAACTGGTAACTTTCTTGAACTTATTTCTCCTAATACATTAACTTTTTCTAATATTTCTTTATTTGTCATTTTAACCATTTTGAATACCTCTTTTTTTAAATTTTATTAAAAAAGAGCTTACTAACTGTAAGCTCTTATACTAAAATACAAAACAATTTAAGCTTTTTCCTACTTGTGTTGCTTTATCTCTAAATTTTTGAACTTCAGCTTGAACTAACTGAGAGTTTGATAAGAATAAATCCATATTAACTACATATGTTTGAATGTTAGCAACTGTATTTTGAGTTAAGCTACAACTCATTGTTAATGCTGTTTGCTTCATTCCATCCTTTTCTATATCTACTGTTCCATTAAGATTTGTAGATTCTGTTATTGTACTTGTTACTTTTGCTGTAGATTCTACAGGTGTAATTTTATTTTCTAATTCTGCCATTTTATATTCCTTCTTTCCTTTATTTATATTTCTATTAAATTCATAGACAACCCTTGCCATAAATTTTTATTAAAATCAACAGCAGGTGTACTTCTATCTCCTACATAAAAATTTTTAGTTGTAACTCCTTCCATTGGATCAGGATAAGTAACTTGAAACTCTGTTCCACTTACAGATTGTAATATTGTTTTAATCTCGTTAGATGTTAAAGGCCCCCATTCACACTCAAGTTTTCTAGTAACTCTTATCCTATCTCTAAGCATTATACCTAATAAATTTCTTCCTGTATTTTCTCCATCTAAATCCATTATGTTAACCTTAAAACTCTTTGGAGAAGCAACTGCTACTCCATTTATACTAATTCCTATAGTTGCCACCTCCTAAAGATTTAATAATTGCTCTCCAGCTTGTCTATTCACTTTATTTATAGCTTCTATTGCAATTCTACCTAAATCAGTATCTTTTATTCTTAATATTAAATCACCACTCTCTTGAGGTCCTGAATTATTATAGCTATTATCTTTTTTATTCTTCATCGCTTCTAAAATAGCTTCTATTATAACTTCTTTTATTTTTTCTATGAACTCTGGATCATTAATACTCTTCTTTTCATTACTATTAATATTTTGACCTAACATTGTTAAATCAGGTTGTTTTAATGCATTATTAGAAAGTAATAACATATTATTAATTCTTTCTGAAAGTTTAATAGCAAGTAAATTTAATCCACCAGTATTATTTTCTAGTGGTACTACTGCCTCTGTTCCAGCCTCTCCTATTACGGCTTGTGTTGGTTTATCTACTATACCTCCTTTAGCCAAATAAGGCATTTTAGCTATGTTAACTCCAAAGTGCTTACCACCAATACCAGGGATCCAATCTGGAGTAGTAAAACTAATTTTGTTTAAACCATCTATAGCCATATTAATTAGCCCAATAACGGAGTTTAGAGGCGCTTTAATTACAGAACCTAATCCACTCATTATACCTTTGAAAATATCTACAACGCCATGCCAAGCTCTGCTCCAGTTTCCAGTAAATACTCCTGTTACAAAGTCTATTATTCCACCAAATATTTTTTTGATAGATTGAAAAACATTATCTACATTTTTTAAGAAAAGATTTAATAGATTCCCTAATACTCCAAAACAATTTGACCAATCTGTTTGGAAAACATTCCTTAACCATTCTTTAAAGCTATTAAATATGTCTTTTATTTTTCCCCATATTTCTATAGCTTTAGCTTTTACAAAGTCCCAATTTTTATATAAAGCTACTCCACTAGCTATTATTGCTGTTATAGCAACTATTGCAATTCCTATTGGACTTGTTAAAAATGCTATTGCTCCACCTAGTAATGTTGTTGCTATAGTACTTATTTTTGCTACAGTTGTCCAAATTGTTTGAGCTATTGTCCATAAAGTTAATGCTCCTTTAACTATTAGTATAGAAGCACCAAGACTTCCTAAAACAATAATAATTGTATCTAATACTGGCTTTCCACTACCCATTAACCAATTTATTAAGTTGCTAAACGCATCTAAAACAATTCCTAATATATCTGCTAATTTAGCTAGAACTGGAGCTATCATGTTTACAAACCAATTAACCATAGGAGCAACAAAATTAGTATAAATATACCCAGCTAATTCAAATATTTTTGCTCCTAGCCTTATAAATCCCTGGAATAAATGACTACCTCCATTATCCCAAACATAAATTAATTTTTGAGTTAAATTTTCTAATACTCCTGATGTTGCATTTAATATTTGCATGAATGTAGTTGCTAATCCAGGACCAATTTCTCCCCAAACTTGCCTTAAAGAATCTCCAATATGCTTAATTAATGTAAGTGCATTTAAAAGAGCATTTGCTAAAGATTGAACTATAGCTGTTCCTATTCCTCCAGCATTCCAAGCATCTGCAAATGTAATTGCTATATCTCCAACTATATTAAATATGTTTTGTAAAATTTGTAGAATAACTACAAGTATTTTTTCTCCCGTTCCATTAGTCCATACTTCTAAAAAACTAATACCTATAGCTTTTATAAGCTCCCAAACTCCATGTAATGCATATTTAATACTTGCAATTGTTGCAGCTCCTTCTCTTGCCCATGCATTTTTAAAAGGTTGAAATATTTTAGATATAATGTCTTTTAGCTTTTCTACCATAGCATTTATTTTTTGCATTGCTACACTTGTTGGACTTAAATCTATATCTGGAGCAACCATTGGTATCGGATCTATTCCTCCACCACCGCCTCCTACTTTTGGAGCCTTTGGAGCTTTATCAGAATCATCTGGAATACTTAATTTATTTATTTCATCAAATCCAGCTAAGGACCTTTGTATTTTCTTTTTTGTCTTTTCTGCCGAATCTCCTATTTTATCTACTGCTCCAGATGTTTTTTTACCTTGCTTTTCCATATTCTTCATTGAAGCTATAGAAGCGTTCATACTTTTAGCAGCACCAAAACTAGCTTGATATGTTTTACCAAATATAGCACTTATAAAAGCTGCAATATATGCGGTTACTGTTGCTAATGCACTCATAAGAGCATTAAGTGCTGGTAGAACAGCTTGATAGATTGGCATAAAAGCAACCATAAGATTAGTTCTAATTTGTGCTAAACTGTTTGCAAACTGAGCATTAGTCATTAAAGCACTTCCTATATAACTAGCAACAGTATTTATCCCCTTCATTACTAAAGGGAATACTATTCCCCACCTAAACATACTATCAATAAACATCCCTGTTGCACTTCTAGCACCATTCATATTTTCTCTATATCGTCTAGTAGAGTTATTAGCATTTCTTAAATTTCTATTTGTTCTACTTGTAGTATTTTCAAGCCTCTTCATACTATTACTTGCTTCATTTAATCCTAAAGTAGAATTCTTAGCTGAATTACCTAATTTCTCAAACTGCCTATCTAAATCAGCTAATTTAAACCCTGTTGCATCAGATTTAGCTATAAGTTTATTTATAACAGCTTCTGTTTTTAATATTTGCTCTTGTAATTTGTTTTTTCTAGCTTGATTAAACGTAGAATTATAAGCAGCCTTCAATCCTGATAATTTTTCTTGTTGCTGCTCTATTGATCTATTAGTTATCTCTAAACTATTAGAAAGATTTTCAATCTTAGATTTTATAGATTCTAAATCTCCAACATTACTTTTTGGTGGTCCTCTTCTACTTATTGGTTGCGTTGCTACCTTGCTACTAGGCATTGCAATATTACTAACTGGAGAAAATTGAATAGGAATTTTTATTTCTTTAGATTTAGCTATTATACTTCTTATAGCATCTAAAGCTTTTGATTTTATTTCTTCTATTGTCTTAAGAATATTAGCTTTACTTTTCTCAACACTAGATTTTATAGTTTCATCAATATTATTCATTCCTTTATTTAAAGATTCAGAAATTCCTTTCGTTATTGAATTAAAATCAAATTTTCCTGTTATTCCTTCTAGCGACTTACTTATTTGACTACCTATAGCACTAGCCATCTTTTCTATTTGTTTTCCTATATCACCATCTTGTATCTCTAAATCAAGACCAATTTTCCCTACTGAATCTGCATCTGCCATTACCTCACCACCTTTCTTAAAATAAAAAAGACATTTAGTTTTAACTAAACGCCTTTTTAAGAATTTCTTGTATTTCTTTTATTTGTTCCTCTTTTTCTTCATCTGTCATTTGCTCTACTTGTCTACTTCTCCATTCATTACGAATCCTATGTTGTTCTTCTGTAAAGTTCTTAAGCATATTTTCATCTTCTTCACTTCTTATTGAAACAATTTGACCTAGTGGTGTTTTAGGCATTATTCCACTAAGCAATGTACAGAATTCATCCCAAGTCATATCCGATTCATTTCTTAATCTAATTCCGTATTGAGCTGTAAAAGAAGCTTCTATAAGCTCCCAATCTTCAAATAAATCATACCATTGATTATTCTTTACTTTCTTGAAATCGCTTTGCCTCTTTCTCACTCATTTCTTCAATTTCTTCTAATTCAACATTAGATATAGCAGCCATTATTACATTTATTATTGCATTATATGCTGACATGCTCCATTCATCACCTTTACTATCTATATATTCAAAAGCTTCTTTACCTAGGGAAGCTTTTATTATTTTATTAATAAGCTCCATCTCATCCTGTTTTTTATCATCTTTTTTCTTATTTTCTTTAACTAATGATTGAATATATATAGCATTATTCTTCGTATTATTAATTTTATATTCGTGATCTTCATCTATCTTTACTGTTGGTTTTACATTAACTAACTTATTCATTATGTCATATACTTTTGCCATTGTTTATACCTCCTAATGTCCTAAGCTTGATGGTGCTTCTGTATATTCTGGTTTTCCGTCACCTTTTAAGTCAAATTCTAATGGAGCAACCTTTGTACTATCATCTCCACCTACATTTTTAATATCAATTACACAATTAAATGTAAGTTTAGACCCATCTGGGAACTCCATTTCTCCTTTTGTACTACAATCTAATCCATCCTTCCATGCAGTTGCTGCAACATAATCATTTCCAGCATCGCCAACATGTCTTTTACCTTTTAAAGATATAGAGAAACTCTTTACTGTCATTAAACTTCTTGCCCAACCTGCTGTATCCATTGGTGTCCAATCTTCTACCTTACCATCAATCTTTATACCAAAGTTCTCCATATCAGCTATAGTCTGCATATCTTGAGATTGACTTGCTTTTCCTTTTGTTCCTATCTTAAATTTAAGATTATATACTGGAAAAACTCCTGTAAATGCCATAATTATTCACTACCTTTCATGTATTATATTTACTTCTATTACATATTCATATATGTTATTTTTATCTGTTCCAACTCCTATAGGTTCAGTAGTTATCATTTTAAAATCTATAACTCTTTTCCCACCTATAACAGCATCTTGTCCAAATAAACCATTAAATACTTCTTGAGCTTTTTGTTCTGCTATATTAGCGTTCTTGCCCCAATGTATTAGTATAGAAATAGCCTTAGTAGAATAGCTTGTATTTTCTAAACCACCTAAGGCTATATGATTTCTTGGCCCTCTTATGCTATAGATACCTATACATTGCTCTTTAGTTGCATCTATCTTTCCTATATACCATTGAGGGCATTCTATTTTACTTTTTAAATACTCTCTTACTTCACTTAGCAACATTATTTAATCAATCCTTTGCTAAACATTTTTAAGAATTTAAAATAAGTATCTGTTACAAATTCTTTATTATCTCCATCAATATAAGATTGCATCCATTTACCTTGTGCATTTATGTTTTTGTCTTGCCTAAAGTTATACTCTGGATGCCAATATAATCTTCTAGCATATGGTGTATCAAAAATTATAGATGCTATTCCATCATCTAACTTAGATAAATCAACAAAACCACTTCTTTCAAGTTCTCCAGTATCCTTAGGAACTACAGCACTTGTCTTAATATCACTTAATATGGCCTCTGTAGTTTCCTCTAAAGCTTTATTTCTAGCATTTATTAAAGTGTTTATCTTAGTTCTATCTAATTTTATTGTTACTTTAGCCTTCATTAGATAAGCTCCAATTCAGTAGAAAATACACTTCCATCTGGATTACGTGGCCTTGATGACTTATAAATATCTTTTTTAACATCTCCAACCTTTATATATCCTTCAATTAATTTATTAGGATAAATATCACCTTCAATAATAATTTTACCTGAAAGTGTTACTAGCCTTCTTTCAGCATCAAGTGTTTGCTTACTCTTTTCATTATAATTACATAATCCATCATAAATTAAATCCTCTACTGGTTCACCATCTTCATTAATGAATGTTTGGTATACTTTTACGGGAGTATTTAAAATCCATTTAGGAAACGGTAACTTAACCCCCATACTTATAACCTCCTACTATTTAAACCAGTTTGATATATATAATTAATAACTTCCTGTGTGGTTGTTATTCCATTTACAATACTTCCATTAAAAGATACCGAAGTACTACCAGCTGAAAATCCACTTAAAGGCATATTAATAAACTCACCATATTGCTCTATAAATTCAGCTTGTAAACAAACTGCTTTTTTAATTTTATCTTGTTGAAATGGAGATAAATTTTTAAATTCTATCCCTATTATTCTGTTATATGTCAATTTATCAATTTGATCTGATGCTCTTTCTAATTTATTTTCTAAAGTATCATCATTAAGGATATCACCTTTGAAATTATCTTTATAATATGAAATATCTACATAAGACATATACTCACATCCTTATAAAGAAAAAGAAGCCTTAACTAAGACTTCTTTAACTCTTTATTTTCAGCTTTAAGCTTTTTATTTTCTTCTTTTAATTTCTCATTTTCTTGCTTTAAAGTATAGTTTTCATCTTTTAATGGATCTAATTCATCTTTTAACTTTATATATTCCTCATAAGAAATAGATTTCCCTGCTCCACGTTCTATAACTTCCCCTTCATCATTAACTATGTCATATCCTTGTTGTTTATAAAAGTTCTGTTCAGATTCAGTTATTGTATAAACTTTATTTTCTTTAATAGCCTTCATATGTTATTACTCCTTTCTAGCCCTCTACCTCTGCATTAATAGCTATACCACATGCTTTATTTTTTATTAAGAAAGTATCTCCATACTCCCTAGTCTGATACACATATTTATCAGCTGTTCTTGAATCAGTACCAGGAGTAAACAACTTCATATAAGCATATTTACTTCTAGTTACTTGGCAAGATGGATGTATAAGGATCATATTTATTTGTTTTGCATCACCTGCTGGAACACATCCATTAGTGAAATCATACTTTGTTTTCATTCTTGATGATGGTACTTTTTTGATTGTAACATCATCTAAAGAATATACTCTTCTATCTATCTTTCCATTATTACTATTAACATCTAAGCTTCTTTGGATATTTTGTGCATTCTTAATTATTTTGTTCACTGCTGGTGTAACATAAAGTATTCTTCCTTCTGATGGTACTCCCTCATCATCCATTTTCTCCATCTTTTCATCAAACCAATCTAATACATTTTCTGTAGTTAAAGTTGTATTGTCTATAACAGCTCCATTTGATTTATATGTTTTAGCCTCTGCATAAAGCTTAGAGTATCTATAAGAATCTCTCTCTGGAATAGCTTGTTCTGTTTCAAATACATTTTGAACATTTGCCACTTCTAAAGTTAAATTAGTTTCATCTATATCCATAGGATCTAAAGCAAATTCTATATCTCTGTCATGAGCTAATTTTTTTGGTTCCCATTCATTAGATATTGTTCCTGTATTGAAACCCATATTACCTCTATTGTGATCCTTGTATCCACTTACTGTTATATTAGGTAATTTAATAGTTTGTGCATTAATGAATTTAACTTGTGGATTAGATTGCTCTAAATCATAAGAAGTTAATTCTCTAGCATACTTTTGTTGTAATTCTCTTTCAAATTGTTCAGCATAACTATATACTGCCATTTATATCACTCCTAATCTTTTTATTATTTATTTCCAAAGGCTCTTGCTAGTGCATCTTCAACATTTCCTTTTTGTTTTCCGCCATCAGCACCTATTTTAAAGCCTTTGTTTTCATCTTGTTGCTGCACTCCTTTAAAGCTTGGATATTTTTCTAAAACTTTATCTACTGCTTGATCCATAGTAACATCATCACTTACCATAGCCTTAGCTAATATAACAACATCGTCAACACTATCAGCTAAAACTCCTTTAGATAAGCAAGTTACTTTAGCTTCAAGAGTATTAGCTCTCTCTTCTGCATCCTGTTTGGCCTTTTCTGCATTAGTTAAAGCTTCACTTTGCTTTTGAGCCTCTGTCTTTTGGCTTTCTTTCCAATCTTGATAAGCTTTAAGTTCTTCTTTAGATAGTTGGCCTTTCTTTTCTCTTGCCACCCTATCCTTAATCATCTTATTTACTTCCCCTTGAGTAAAAGTTTTTTCTTCTTTTGGATTAGTTTCTTCTGTTCCATCACCTTCTCCATCTAAATTATTAGTTGAATTAGGTTCTGAACCTGCACCTCCATTACCTGCTCCATCATCTTGTGCTAGTTTCATACCTAATCTTTTTCTTAAATTAAAATTTGATATAGACATAAATACCTCCATTTATAGCCTGTCGGCTGTTAATTCCATGCACAGTTTAAGGTCTTAAGCAAGTTTTGGACAAAATAAAAAAGCCTTATTTCTAAGACTTAATTACTTTATAGTTTTCCCATTTCTTATATGCATCAACATACATTTCCTTCTTATCTCCATTATAAGTACACTCGTAATACATTCCATCAAATAAAGTGGTACTTAATAGAGCTTTATTGTTTTGAAGTGTTTTACAGCTCCATACAACAAACACATCATCTGTTGTAATTTCTTTTTTATCTGTCTTATCTAAATGCTTATTAGTATAGTCACATATTTCTTGCCTACACCATCCTAAAAATTCTTTTTCATTCATTATTCAACAACCTCCCAATCTTCTCTAGCAACGTTAGAGAATGTAAAATAAACATCTTGAGTTTCCCTAATATCTAACACTTTTCCATCCTTACAATGCATGAATATAGATTCTTTTTCATTATCCCAAATCCAATATCCTTTCCACTCTGGAAGTTTTACTTTTTTACCTTCTTTCATAGCTTTTAATGCTAATCCAAATTTCATATTTACTCCTCCTTATTTTTCTTAAAATACTCACCTATTTCATTTATAATCAGCAATAAAATTATTGTAACACAAATTATAAGTGTAACTTGAGTTATTGTAGCCATATAAAATACCTCCATTAGATTCTTTCTCTATAATGATTTCTTCTAAGCTCTCTATTATTTTCCAAATGGTTCTTTAAAGTTTTTTCTAACTCTTTAACCTTTTTACTTGCTATCTCTTTGTTTTCTTCATCACAAGTACCTACCTTAAACCTCTTCCATTTTCTTAATTGTCTTTCATAGTATCTTTGTTTCTGTTCAGCTTCATAAAGCTTAATAGCATCTTCGCCATTAGGAACTACTGGAAGTCTTGTTATACCAGGGAAGTAAATTGCTAATGTATGCCTACAGTTAGGGGTGGAGCAATCCTGCTGTTATAGCTTTTGATAATAAAGTATAGTCCTTTTGCTCCATATCACCCCCATTCGAAAACACATCATCAATTAATACTTTTCCTTGCCATGGCTCACACATTTTACAAGTATTAGCATGAGCCGTAACAACTACTAAATGTATTCCATATTCATCACGCTTTTTACCTTCACCTAAAAATATAGCTCTTTGACTTGCTGTTCTTAAGCACATCTCTGCATAACTAGAAATATTAACTTGTTTACCATCTTTATAAGTTATACTATTTATACCTTTCTCAAGAAAATCCTTAGTAGCCATATCTATAGCTTGATTAATAGTCTTAGCACCACTTTGTAAGTACACATGAGTTTTAAATATAGTTTGCCTATATACATCATCCATCTTTCTTAAAACTGACATTTGAGCCTTTTTTAAATCATTTGTAACAGTTTCTTGTAATGCATTAAGTTTCTTTTCATTGACACCAAAGAAGTTTTCTTCAACTTGTGGAGTAGCCTTTTTCCCCAATTCTTTAGCAATATATTCTCTAACTGTTTGAGGTTCTTTTATATCCTCTGGAAACTGTATCTTTATTTCATCTATTAACTTATCAAAACGCTCTTGAGCTTGAATGAATTTTCCTTGAATTTCTCTATTTATAGCTTCTTGAATAGGCTTATTATACTCTTCAACTAGTTTCTTATTTTTCTTCCTATACTTTTCAAGTTCTCTAAGTTTAGTAAGCTGCCATTGTTCCCATTGAAATCCTTCTTTACTCTGTTGTATTTGATGAAAATAAAAAGCCTTATGCATAGAAGATATTAAAGCAAGTTCCATTTCCTCAAATATCTTTCTTATGTCATATGGCTTATTATCAGAACTATCTTTATTTAAATTATCTATAGTAGGTAAATTAGATAATATATCACTAAGTTTACTTGGTTTATTTTTGTCCTTATTCATTTGTTACACCATTATTTATTTCTAAATCATCTATCGTCGTAGGCTCTTCTGCCTCTAAATAACCATTCTGTTCCTTTATTCTTTGTATCTCTTCTTCCTTTTCTTCATCTGTCCATGTATCTCCATACATTTCCTCAATACATTGCTCTATAGACATTACTCCATATGTTTTGGCTTTTCCTACAGTTTCTACTACTGCATCAAATGATGGACTTGCATATTCTCCAAATGCAATACTTACTTCATATTCTCCAGCATTCTTTCCATTTAATGCATCATTGGTCTTTAAGATTATATTCACTAACTCTGGTATAACTTCTGTTAATATATCAACTAATTTACCCCTGGTATATAAAGTAGTCTTTTCTTTCTCCCTTTGAGCTTCTGCATTATCTGTTTTCTTAAGGTCTATTCCTAATGTGCTAGGACTTATTATACCTTGTAGACACATATCAATAGCATTAGAATAGCTTTCAACATAAGCCTCATATCTTATTTCAGCTTGTTTCATTTCTATTTCATTTTTTGCATTTTCTTCTTTATTTGCCCCAATTGCTATAAACTTATTATCAAAAGGATTAGGCTTTAAAACCTCTCCAGTACTAGAGTTATATGGTAACAAATCTTGAGGTATATATTTTTGAACCCTTCCATCTCTTATGGCATCTATCCATTGACTTATAACTTCATCTAATGCATCAAAGGCATCTGATTTATTATCAAATATACTTTTACCTCTTCCCTCAAACTTAGGAGATTTAAAAAACATTAATGGTACTGCCATTATAAAGTCGCCTTCATATGTTGCATTTCCAAGCTCTCTAGTTTCATCAAGTGTATTTAAAGAAACCTCATTACCATTACTCTCATACAAATTATAGTTTATATATCCTTTTCCATAAGTTTCGCTTAGTTTGTATTGTCTATTATTCTTAGTATAAAAAGTATAGAACTTTATTTCTTTTAATCTTCCTCTTTGAGTTATATACTCAACCTTATCACCATCGAAAAACTCTATTATTGGATATTTGCTTATCTCTGTATCTATAGATAGTTTAAAAGCTCCATCACCACTAACTAATGTAGTAGCAATTATATCACCTAACATATCATCAAACTTATTATCTTTTCTTATTTCTTCCCATAATGTATTATCAACCTCTCCAGTAACCTCTATACTATCTAAGTCAGCTACAACTATATCACTTAGCTTATCGGCTATCATTGCAGGTAATCCACTATGTATTTTTCTTATACTTAAATCTTCACTTGGAACAGCACTCCAAAACCTAGCTTTATTTACTGGATCACTTGATATATTTTTAAAGAATTGGTCCAGTTCGTATGGTTCTCCCCTATACCAAAGCTTATTTCTAATTACATTAGTTTCATAGGTATAAGCCTCTTGTATAGTAATAGGATTAGTTAATGCTGGTTGAACATTTAAATATTTAATTGCTGCTTTAGTTAACATACTCTTAAACCACCCCATTTCTATTCCTCCTTATAATCTCCTATCAATTTTCTAAAAGGTATCCATGCGTACTGACTAGAGTTGATCGTATGGTCGTTTGCATCCTCTGGCTCATATTTATCCTCTTTCCATGAATAGCACTCTAACTCTCTTATATGCTCCTTACAACTATCTAAAACATAATAAAATACTTTACCATTGGTATTAATCCATCCTAAAGCTAAATGTATTCTATCCAGTATAGTTACTTTCTTATAAGAGTTAATAAAGTTATACATACATGGATTAGTTCTTTTAAACTTCTTAAGCTCCATTATAGTTGCTTGGTCTGCTGAATCTACAAATACATCTCTAGCAAATCCCCATTCCTTTCTATTCTTTTCTAAGAACTTAAAATATTTAGGAGCTATATCACTAGGAGCTAACGGAGTTTCTAAGTCTTTATTGTTATATACCTCTTCATCTAATATTACTAACTCTTTCTTATCTGTAATACCTAAGAAAGTAAATGCAAAAGTATCAGGACTATTTTGAGAATATGCTGTATCTAATCCTGCTGTAAATTGAACAAACTTTAATTTCTTTTCTTTTATTTGTTTAATAACATACTCTTTAGGTAATACATTATTATTTCTTTCAAAGTTACTAAATATTAAACCTGTTGCTCTTCCTCTTAAACCTAATATCTTATTCTTATATAACTTAGTTCCTTTAGGAGCACTCGTCTTTTTCTTTTCAATAGCCTCTTCATCTAAAGATGCATTATCATAGAAAGTAAAAAACCAGTAGGTCCAATTAGGTTTCTCTTCTGAATTGAGTTGCCCTAATATTTCTACTGGTACATCTTTCTTATATTTTTCTAATGGTCTACAACAATTAATAAATTCTGAATATATAGGTAAGTTAGGATCATCTGGATTAAGTGTCATCATAAGATAATCATTTCTAGTACATATTTCTCTTACAAACTCAATACTAGCTGTATTAACCTCATCTATGAGTACACATCCAAATTGAGAACCTAAGGCCATCTTCCATTTATCTACGTTATCATAACCTAGTATGTATATTATTTTCTCACCATTAGGAGTTACATATCTTATGTGAGGTATTTTATTATCTTTATAACCATTACCATTATATTTGACTAAATCGCCAAATACATCAGTAATTCCATATTCCTTTTGTATTAAGTTCTTTTCAGCAACACCAGTTGTTTTAGCAGCAATAACATGCATTTTCTTAGGAGATTCTGCAACCATTAGCATAAACTTTAGTATTCCTACTGTAGTTTTCCCTGCCGCGGTTGTTCCCTCCAATGCCTCTACTGGTGCTCTATGCTCTAAAAAGTCTAAATACTTATCTGATAACTTATATTCATTACTCATTTTTATTTCTTTCCTTAATTTGTCCTAATATAGAATCTAACTTAGCTGTAGAATTAGTATTATTCTTAGCATCATCTTTAACTATTCTTGATTTTAATACTTCAAGTTCTGCTTTCTGCCTATCAGTAGCTATATTCATGTGTTTTGTTAACCAATCTAAAGCTTTCATTCCATCTTTTAACTTAATACTTATTCCATCTTTACCCTCTTTAACTTCACTTAATAATGAGGTATCTACATCGCTACTCTCATTGAGTTCAATAAAGTTATACTCATAGAAATCTTGCTGTCCTGTATCAGGATCAATTACTGCTATAAACTCTCCATCTTTATTTTTAGTCCATTTGTTTTTTCTCCTTCTACCAAACTTTAAATAATCTCCAATATTAGCATAAGCAATATCTAAGTATCTCTGAAATATATCTTCTTCGCTTATCATAGCTCTATTAAGTTTATGCCTCTTAAGATTTTCGATTTCTTTTCTGATACTATCATTTTCCATCAATCTGTATCCATTAGATAGTGCTGATTCATAACTACATTCATAAGCTTTTTTATAAGCTTTTGCAGCATTAAAACAATTTATATAATAAATGCAAAAAAGCCTTTGCTTATCAGTAAGTTCAGCATTTTCCAACACCTCTTTTACCTCTTCTGCAATAGGCTCTTTAATATCTTTTTTTATATTAGTTTTATTCTGATTTTGATTAGTAACGTTACTTTTACTTATTGGTAACGCTCCTTTCAAAACTTCATCCCAATTATCTTGTGATTTCCACTTTCTAATTTGAGAATCTTTTATATTTAATTCTTTGGCTATATTAATTAATTTAATATCTCCATCATGATCCTTGTATATTTCGAATGCTTTATATCTGTTTGGACTTCTTGCTCTAGCCATATCACCACCTCACCTATTCGCTTTTTTGTAAAATAAAAATAGATCTTTCAACTGAAAACTCTATTTTAAAATTTATCTTTTGATATTTCTTTTAAAAAACTTAATATATCCTTAAATTCATTTGTGATAAAATTTGTTTTTTCTATTTCATCTATAATATCACATAACTCACATAATTCAGCTTCAAAATAGCTTTCATTTTTATAAAAATCATTTTCCATTTCTTCATTTATAAATTTAATATTCTTGAAAACAGTAATATATATATTGATAACTTTATTTTCAAAATAACTATTAATCACACAATTGAAGAAATCTCTATTATTTCTATTATTAGCTTTATAAAAATTTCTTATTCTTTCATGAATGGTATAAAAATTTATAAAACTTTTTATTATTTTTTCTTTATTAATATAATCAGCTTTACTTATAACATCATAAAAATAATCTTTTGTATTGTTTGATACAAAATATATGTTGTCGAAAATCATATATGAACCACATTTTTCAAAAAACTCCAATTCATTTTCATCAGATTTTAGAATTCTTGAATTGAGCATTCTACAAATACAATCCTTAGCTGATTCTATATGAGCCTCCATTTCAGAGACAACTATTAATGCCTTTGATTGCACCATATCTTTTTCTTTCTTGTTCTCATTATCTATATCTCTATTAATAGTTAATACAACACCAAGCATTGTAAAAATACCACCTAAAACACTTGCAATTAATGTTGCCATTAAAGATATCCATTCTTTAAAAGGATATCCAATATAATATTTATAATAAATAAACCAGAATAAAATTAATCCTAATACACATATATATATCAATAAAAGCATCATTTTTAAGTTTTTCTTAATATTAGTGTCTATTTTATTTCTCATTTAATCACCTCATAAAAATTATAAGGCAATTTATATGAAAATCAAAATTAAGTTAATAATATAATTATCTTATTACTTTTATCTTAATGCTCCATTAACTTTTTTATATTTTCTTTGATTTCTTAAGCACTCTTCTATATCTTCATAAAATTTAGCTAAAATAAAAGAACCCTCATTATGAGAGTTCTGTATCTTTACTATTAATGTTCTGGTGCACAATCTTGGCAAAATCCATTACCTGCATCATAAATATTATCACCATTACTAGTAGATCTTCCGCAACCTGGGCATGAAAAATCTCCATATAATTCTTTATAATTTTTAGAATTATTATTATTTTCCATATTCATTCCTCCTAAGTTATATAATTATATATTATACAACATTTATGATAAAATAAAAAGAACCTTACCTAAACCAGATTCTTTAAGACACATCCGTTTTATTATTTTAATCCCTGCTATAATAAAACGCCTCCAAGGGAATATTTAATTTTTATTGGTGGAGATAAAAGGATTTGAACCTCTAACCTCTGCTTTACTTACCTAGAAACTTCTTCAAGCAGTGCTCTTCCTTATTGAGCTATATCTCCATGTGCAGGAACTTAATCCTGCTTAGGGTTTGTATAATAAAATAAACTTAAGAGGAACGTGTATTATTTAGGAAGGTAAAGGAGTTGCACCTTTATTAATACTCTTCCTTCCATGTGCAAGGCTTTTACACCTTGCTTTCCGTTAGTTAAGTTTTAATTTACATCCAGGAGGATCATCAATGAACGCTTTACCCTATCCACAATTACATAATAACATATAAAAGTGGGTATATGGTGGGTATTAAACGGGTATAAATAGGGTGTATATTTATATAATAAACCTTTCTTGAACTCCTGGATTATAGAAAACAAAATCTGCAATTTGCTTTATAACCTTAGGTCTTAATTCCTTCCTGCAATAATCTTTATTATATTTTAAATGTCTAGCAACTGTTCCCCAACTAACCTTAGGTTGATTTATATATCTTAATCTAATTAAATCCTTCTCTTCTTTTGTTCTAAGAGTTTGTATAGCTAAATCTATTCTTCTCTTTAATCTAACCTTATAATCTAAATCTCTCTTAAGATAGAATAAATCTTTTTCTTTCCTTATTACTTCATCTTCAACCATGCTGCTAAACTTATTCGTTGGCCCACTTTTTTCATTATACCCTATAGCTCCACAACCAGTATAAGATTCTTGAATATCTTTAATTTCTGCTTTTATTAATTTAATTTCAATATCTAATTTATTATAATTTTTAAGTAAGTTCTCTGTTTCTTTAAATAATTCTTTATTCATGTAATCCTCCTTAAACGTATTGATTTAACACCTCTCCGTATCCTACTTATAAACTCCGTAGAACGTTTTATCTATTAAGACAATATAACTATCCTCTTTCTCTATAAAAACCTCATGAACGCTATTTTTAGTTACTAGAGGATAGCGCCTTGTCCAATCCTCCAGTAACTTTATTTTAGGTTTATCAAAGAAACTTATTTGATTGCTCATTCTTAACTTCCTATAAAGTAAAAAGTAACATCTTACTTAAATCTATTCTTCCTATAATGTCCTCAATATCATCTTGATCATAAATAACATTATCTTTTAACATTTGATTAGCTATTCCATTAGCATCTCTCGCCATTAAACCTGGTACTTTTTCTTCCCAAACCTCGCTATATTCTTTCCCACCATAATTTATTGAAACTTTAATCCTATTAATATCTAAATTTTCAATTACTATCTTCATAAAATCACCTACTCTATTTCTTCTATATCATCACATAAATTTCTTATGACTTCATTTATGTCATCATCAGTACCCAGTTCTTCTCCATCCAAGTAATAATAAGTTGTTGTATATTCTTCTACGCCAAAATTTTCAATTATACATTTAGGACAGTAATATTTCCCTTTATACTTATACTCTGACTTTCCGTTACACTCGCTACACGGTCCAAGGTAACTTTCACACATTTTTTCAGCAGGTTCTTTAACTCTTTTTGCACAATGATCTTTATCAAGTTCAAACTTCCAGTAACATTTATCACAACTATTTTTCATAACTACTCACCTTTCTCAATCCTTTCAAACTCAATAACCCATACCCACGGATTATATTCCCAAAAGTATTTTTCTTCCCTAACTGTACTACTCCATAAAAGACTAAATGCTGCTCTCTCTAGCGAATAACCATTTAATCCTATTCCTGCCACTTGTATACGTTCTACTTCATCATAAAAGCTTGTACCGCTTATTCCTTCCTTGTAACATCCTTCATCTGTAATATCTTTAAGTCTTTCATCTCTTATACTTGTTACTCTTAAAAATATTCTTGCTGCTTCTTTTGGCATATGAATACTAGGTCTCCATCTTTTAACTAACCCTTCTATAAATGGATGATTTTCACCATTATCATCAACTTTAAAAATATATTTGCAATCTCCTAAATCAAAGTTATTATCTGGTGCTAAATCTTCTTTAGTCTTACACCATGTTTCTCTTACATAAAGAACATCACCAACTTTATAAGGTGGCCTAGCGTAATGAACCTTAGCAAAACTTTTCTTTCCAAAAACAAGATTACCTAAGTTTTTATCATCTGTCGGATATAAAACATACCCTAAAGGATCATAACTTGTTGGAACTCCTTTGATAATTCTTCTAGTACAAGTCTTTTTCCCATCAAGTATGGCTCTTACCATTTGTGTATTAAATAAAATTGGTTTCATCGTAACGCCTCTCTTCTTATTCTTATTTTTTTCCTTAAATGCTATAATATATATTATTCATGATAAAGGAGAGTAAAATATGCAATACTATTACCGTTATATTTTTAAAAATAAAGATTTGAAAAAACTTAACGTCTGGGATTATTCACATGAAATCACTTCTGCCTTAAAAACTCATTACCAATCTAGTTTAATTGAAGTAGATTTTTCAAGTTCTCATTATGGATTTTGGTTAAATAGAATAAAAGATCCTACTGAGCATAGTAAGGTAGGTAAAAAAATCACATCATTAGTACCTGACTTTAATAAGTATAAATCAACCTATTCATATTTAAATAATGATGGTACTAAAGGAAAATCTACTCAAATATTTATAGAAGATGAAAAATCTCGTAAAAGTAGATAATTTTATTATGAGGACTAGTAAAATATAGTCCTCTTTTCCTTGTAACTACTACCACCTATATCCTCCAAATCTAACATTCCATTTCTTTCTTCCACTTATTTCTCTAACTTTTAAATAAGCAGCTACTTCTCTATTTCTTTCTATTTTTCTTTTAGCTAAATCTCTATAGGTCTTTAATGCTAGTTCATGTACTGAATAAACTTCTAGTAAATTAACTTTCACTTAAATCACCTCTATTTTTTTATGAGTTTGAATTTCTAGTGTTGGAACATACTTCTCAATAGCTCCTTTAGAAAATTTGTTATCTGGTTTAATTTTTATAACTTCATTTTCTTCAACAATATCTGCATTGTTAAAGAAAGTTCTATAACATACATCTGTTAAGTAATTAGCTAATAATTTATGACTAGGAGAAGGATAGGAACAAGGTGAGGTTGATTTTACTACTTCTTCTCCTTCTTTCTCATTTTTTTCATTCTTCTCATTCTTTTCATTATTGTTTGTGTATACCTCATGGTTTTTTTGTGGTATATCATATGGTTCTTCTATGGTTTCTTTGTGGTATACGCTATGGTTTTTTTGTGGTTTTTTTATGGTTTTTTCACCCTCTGAAAAATCTTGATAATCGTTGTAATTACTTACTTTCAAGGTGGTACCCTTTTTTGATTTTTTAAGTTCAATCATTTGTTCACTTTCAAGTAACTTTAAGAACTTTCTTACTGTTGTTTTTGATACACCCCATCTTTCGGCTAATTTTAACTCTGATGTGTGATGTTCCCCTCTCTCAACTTCCATTAATTCATTCCCTAGCAAAAATTTATTTTCCTTATGGTTAGCTAGAAGAAGAATGTCTAGCCACCATTTTAACTTTTGTGGATCTTGCCATATCCAATGTTCTTGAATATTTCTATAAAGCTTTATCCATCCTTCTGCCATAACTAACCCCTCCTATCTTATAATGATGTTCCTTCAAATATATCTTGTTGCCCTTCAAGCACTTCATTGTTACTATCAACTGTATAATCAGCTTCAATAACACCTTCATTCTCATTGTTTTCTTGAATACCTTCAATGTTAGCTTGTACATTTTCTATATCATCCATTAGACCTTTATTAATTAAGTTTTCATCTGCTGTATATGCTTTTTGCATTTCTATACTTAAAATTCCCCATTTAGATAGTAGGTTTCTTAGAACTGTTTTCTTGGCCATCGCATCAAAGTTGCTTTTCCAAACAGAATTTTTTGAATTAACTGTCTTTGAAAATTTATTAGCATGATTATTAACTTCTTCTTTGGTCCAGAATACTGTCTTTTCAAATCCATTTATTAATTTAAAATATCCTGCATATCCAATTACTGCATCGCTCTCACGTTTGCTAAAGTCAACCTCAATTTCTTCTGTTAATGGATTCCATGAAACTAATTCGCCTTCTCTTATTTCAACTACATTTATAGACTTATATTGACCTGTTCTTAATGCTAATTGAATATACCCTTTATAACCCATTTGAAATTGAGCTCTATTACCATATGGGACTACCCATGCATACCCTAAATTCTTATCCACTGGTAAATCCATTGTTGCTGCTACCATACAACTTGCTATTACACTCATTCCTTCACATTTTTGTAAGTTAGTATCTGAATTAACTAAGTTAACTATTGAACTCATATATTGAGGTGCCTTTTCATTTAATACCTCTTCAAACCTTTTCTTTATAGTTGGACTATCCATTAATCCTTTAACTGTATTTCCAACTGATAAACTATTACCAGTTCCCTTCTTTGCTAATTGATTTTTTAAACTTGATGCTGTTGCCATATTATTTTTCCTCCTTAATTATTAATCTTCTGCTTATACTTTCTTTTAAATATTTTTCATAATCATCTTTAAGTAATTCTTTAATTTTTGAACTATCTAAATTTTTTCTTACTGATTGTTTTAAACTAATGCTATATCCAGGAACATTAGCATACTCTGCATATCCTATGTTTTGCTTTAATTGGTTCTCTATCTCTTTAATTTCTTGCTCTACATTATCTTTATATTCTTTGAGTTCTTTTCTTTTATTAAGTAACTCCTTCCATGATGAATCTAGTTTTATAACTTCACCTTCATTAACTTTTTTATATCTCTCATTAACCCATTTTTCAGCAGCACTTGAACCATCTAATGCAGGTGGTGTTTTGTCTTTGACCATTTTCCAAAAATCTTTTTCAGCTTCAATAATGTATTCTATAAGTTCATCATCACGCTCAACTTCTTTCCAAATAAACTTTTGTCCACCAATCAAAACTGCTATATATCCTTTAGTTGCTCCTGTAACTGCTAAGTAGTGTTGAACTTGTACTAAATAACTAGCAGGTACCTCTTCCTCTTCCCATTCCTTAGCTAAATACTGATTAGCTGTTTTACATTCTAAAATTGAATTTTCTCCTACAATTCTTCTATCTATGTTAGCAACCATAAATGGATAATCTTTATTTTGAAAGTGCCTTCTATCTCTTCTTACTTTCTTACCAGTTCTCTTTTCAAATTCTTTAGCAACTACTTCTTCAAATTGATCTCCCCAATAGGCTGATTCTGATTGCTCTCCTACTTCTAAAATAGGTTCTGTTTTTTCTAAATAAACTTCAAAAGCTGTTTTATATTTATTTAATCCTAGGATAGCTCCTATATCGGAGCCTCCTATTCCTTTCTGTCTTTCTCTAAGCCACTCTAATCTCTCTTCCATTAGAATCCCTCCTCTGCTACTGACTTACATTCATCATTACATTCACAGCACATTTTTATATCCCCTATATCGTAATAATCATCTCCAACATATATACACTCACCACACCAACTACACTCAAAAGCTACTTTTGGCTCTTTTTCATCATTTCCGTATTCATAACAACAATCTGGTATATTAATCATAACTTGCCTCCTTAAATTTATTATGTTAAACTTTCTTTGAAATTTATTTTTTATGAGTACATTGGTTACTTTGGTCGGTGCCAATGCACTCTCTTTTTATTTCTTCCTCTATTAAATTACTTAAAGGCTTGTCTACTTTTAAATCGCTAAACCTTTCTTGTACTCTATCAGCTATGTTCTTTGATACTTTTACTAAGTCCATAACCAACACCAAACCTTATAAGATAAATAGTAAAAGAAACACCATATAATAACTAAACCTATTACAGTTACTAAACATCCTATATTTACTTTCTTCATATAATCCTCCTAAACAAACTTTCTGTTATGTTAAGAACCTCTAAAAACTTTTTCTTTGGAATAGGTTTCTTAAATCTAATATTATTAAATTTTAAATCCTGCTCTACAGCTAACAAGATACTTTCAAACTCTTCTTTACTATGTCTAGCCTTTAAACTCTGTATATCTTTAAAGTTCATAACATCACCCCTAACTTACATTTATTGAAAAGATAAAACTTAAAGTACATCCAACAAATAACATTAAATACTTAAAACTTTTTTTAGGATCTTTCTCATTTATAGATTTATCTAAAAAATAAACACTTAAAAATAAAGTTGTTGCTGTTGTTATTATTCCAAAGACTATTTTTCCTCCTGGCGTAAACATATCAAACCTCCTTTACAAGACTTATTATTGGTGCTAAATTACTTAGTACATTACTTAAGATATCTTTTAACTTTTGGTTCTCTTCTTTTACTTCATCTAACTCCATTTCCATACGTCTACGTTCTAATGGACTAAATCTTTCTAATTTAGTTCCTTCTAGCTCCAAAATAGTTTGTAAATTAAATCTTATTGCAGGAATCCCTTCTACAGTAGGGATAATTCCTGCTTTTCTATACTCCTCAATAGACTTAACACTCATTTGCCAACGTTCTGCTAAGTCTTTTTGTGTTAATAGTTGTGCCATTTCTTGCCCTCCTTCGATTTACTTATCCTTAGGTTTTAATTAAAGCTTGTCTTATTCATTCCCTTAGTATCAGAGGGATTCGCTGTTTACTGATACTTGTTCTAAATATTCCCAACCTTTATAATTTAAGTATCGGCCCCGCCAAGTCGAAATAAATTATAAAAGGTGGTGATATTATGTTAGATAATAAATCTAATAATGAAATTTATAGTAAATTAATTAGAAACTCTATAAAAATTCCTACTCCAATTTACAAGCCAAATTTCACTCTTGCTTCTAGTGTTTACTCAATCGAAAGTTGCATGAAACAAATTTCTCAACTTAGTAAAATTACTTTTCCATTGCCAAATATTAATTTACAACTCCAACAAATGGTTAAAGATTTTAATACTTTAAATATTGAAAATATTAGTTCTATGGTAAAAGCAATATATAATGACTCATTTATTAACTTAAATCAATTAACTAAATTAACTTCAAATATAAACTATAATTTGTTTTCAAATGAATTAGCTGAAAGCATATATTCATTCACTGATTCACTTAAAGAATTTTGTAATGAAAATAATATAGTCAATAGTGATATCGATTCTTATGTTAGTTCTATAGACTCGACAAAGGAAACTTTTGAAAATAGTAAACTTAGTAAATCAGATATTTTAAATATTATTAATATTGTTGTTACCCTATTATTTTTTGTATATGGACTTTATTCTGATACACAAAGTAATATATCTAATGAACATATGACTAAAACTATTCAACAAAATACTGAAACCAATATTAAGTTAACTAAAGAATTAGAAAAATTAAACTCTAATCTAAAGAACCTTTCTTCTGAAGATTAGTAATTTCTTTTTCAAGCTGGTCAACTATTAAATCAACCTTTTGTATAGCCAATTTATTTTCTTCAATCTGCATTTGTAATTGCTTATTTATATTCTCTCTTTTAAAAAGAGAAACTATATTTACTAAAACAGTAATAATTAATAAACAATTTAATACAGTTTGTATTATAGATTTAACTTTTAACTGCTCTTTATTGACTTGGGCAGTTATTTTATTTTCCATCTTAATCTTTCCTTTCATTTCTTTATCATTGAGCAAATGCTAATTGGCTATTAGCAAGTTCAATTTCTTCTTTTAATACTCTTGGTAATGTATAACTATCAACTATCTCTTTAGCTAAATCTAAATCTTTTCTCTTAATAGCTGCACAAGTATCAACTCCAAATTCTCTATGAATCTGTCCATATAAATCTGAAAACACTTTTTTACTTAAAGGCTTATATGCATTAGACTTCTTACCACCTAGTAATGAAACTACAACTCTATTAACTTTCTTCTTTAAATCTTTACTGTCTATTTCAAATAGCGGTAAATCATCAAACTTCTTATCTACTTCAATTACCCTCTCTTCAACTTCTCTTAACGCTTTAACTTGTAACTCTAAAAGTTCTAAATTAGATGTTGGTTTCATTTGATATTGTCCATTTTTCCTTATCTGAGGTATTACATCCACAGCTAGCCAAGTCTGAAACTTTCTTGCCACCTCATTATTAGCTTTCATTGCTAATAAATAAAATAAGCTCTCAGGAATGAAATCATCTTTCCCCAACTTGTTGGGGAAATTAAATTCCTTACAATAATTATTGATTGTTTCCCATCTTATACTTATATAAAGTTTTCCATTCTTATTTTGATTTTGAATAAATCCAAGCCCTCTAGCAGTATCTTCAGCATTAATTGAAATACTTCCATCTTCATTTTTAATTGTTCTTACATCGATTGATAAATCTTCATTTTTGAAAATCATTAAGTTATTCATTTATTTCCTCCTTAACTTATATCTCGTTGCATATTTGGGATATTATTTGCAAAAAAAATTTCAAATATATCATTTGGATTTTTTATATTAAAAATAGATATAATATTTATAGCCTCTTTAATGGTAAATTGACTTCTCCCATTTAACTTAGCATTTAAACTCTGAGTGGTTATATGTAATTCTTTTGCTAACTTACCCTGAGAATAAGCATTTTCTTTCATAATCCCTTTTAATTTGCTATAAACCATTTTCTCACCTCCGTTGCATATTTAGGATGATTAAATCATAACACTTCTGAAAAATGTAGTCAACCCATTTATGCAACTTTTCTTTAAGTTTTTTCAAAAAATCGTTGCATTTATGAAAAAATATTTTATAATTAAACTATGAGGTGATTAAATGAAAAATTTACTTGATGACTCAAACATGCAAATGATAATGAATAGAATACAAAGTAGAAGATTAGAACTAAAGCTTTCATATCAAGATTTAGCTTCTAAAACTAATATGAGTAAATCTACTCTACAAAGATATGAGACAGGATCAATAAAAAATATGCCTGTAGATAAATTAGGAGTTATAGCTGCTGCTTTAGACGTAAGTCCTATATGGCTTTTAGGTTTAGATGAAGTTGGCGAAAATTCAAACAACTTATCTAAAGATGAAGAAATACATATAGAAGACTTAAGAAAACTTAATGACTTAGGAAAAGATAAAGTTTTTTCGTATACTAAGGATTTATTAGAAATGCCTAAGTATTCTTTAGATACTGAATTTGCTGCTACTCTAATAGAAAATCAAAAAACTCCTTATTTAGTAGCTTGTCATGATGACAATTTAACTGATGAAGAAAAAGCTTTAATGAATGAAAAAATAAATAAAGCTTTAAAAAATCTCAAATAAGTTAGGTGGGTTTATATGACTAAATACGAAAGATTAATGTATGAAGCCGAATGTCATGGTGCTAAGGTCATTGAAATTGATCTTGGCACAGATAAACTTTGCGGAAAATGCGTTGATAATATAATAGTTATTAATAGTAATATAAATACCAAAGAAAAAACATGTATTTTAGCTGAAGAACTTGGACACTATATTAAAAATTTAGGTGATATTACTGATCAAACTGAAATATGTAATAAAAAACAAGAATTAGTTGCCAGGCGCTGGGGGTTTGATAAAGCTGTTGGCTTAGTTGGATTAATTAACGCTTTTGAAAATAATTGTAGAAATGCTTTTGAAATAGCTGATTTTTTAGGTGTAACTAAAGAATACTTTGATCAAGCAATTGATTATTACAGAGCTAAATATGGCGTTATGTATAAAATTGATAATTACATAATATACTTTATTCCATCATTAGGAATATGTAAAATGTTTTAACCAGTTGATTTTCAACTGTTTATTTTATAGAACATATATTCGTATCAAAAAATTTTATTTTAATTTTAAAAGAGGTGTTAGATATGGAGTATAACGTAACTTATAGGCAAAAAGATAAAGGATGGCAATTTATAATAAGCTATAAGGATTACAATGGAAAATGGAGGCAAAAATCTAAACAAGGATTTAAGACAAAAAAAGAAGCTAAACCTATTGCTGAAAAGATGCTACAAGATTTAAAGAAAAATATAAAAACAAGCAATAATAGTTTTGGGAAAATAACTTTTAAAGCTTTTTCAGATATGTATCTAGAGCATGAAAAGCTATACAAAGAACCTAAGACAATAGACGGCTTAGTAACAGTGCTTCATAGGTTTCAAGATTTAAATGACAAAGAACTTTGCAAAATAACTAACTTAGATATACAAAAATTAATAGATAATATGACTAAGGAACATCTTAATAATAATACAATAAGATATTATTTAAAAATATTAAATAGCATATTTTTATGTGCAAAATTTAAATACAATATACTAGATGAAGTTCCAAGTAAATATATAAAAATAGGTAAACCAATACCAACTAAGAAAAAGGCACTGAATGATGATGAAATTAACGATTTATTATTAAAATTTAAAAATAATAAATATTATCTAGTAGTATATTTAGCTGTTAATACAGGTATGAGAATCGGTGAAATTCTAGGTTTAACATGGAATGATATAGATTTTAATAATTGTCTAATAAGTGTTAATAAACAATGGAAAATACTAAAAGATAATTCATGGGGATTAGGTAGTGTTAAAAGTAAAAATTCAATTAGAATTATTCCCATTTCTAATTCAGTTTCTGAAGAACTATTAAAATATAAAACTATAATAAATATAGATAATAGAGTTTTCAATTTTAAAAGTAAAAACACTATTCTTTCAAGAGTAAACATACTTTTAAAAGAATATGGTTTCAACATTTCTCTTCATGAATTAAGACACACATACGCTACTAAATTAATTGCTAATGGAGTTGATTTTAAAACTGCTGCAAAAATATTAGGTCATTCAGTAGAACAAACTATGAAAGTATACTCTCATGTCAATAATGATATGTTTAATAAAGCACATTCTATTATAGAAAATATTTTTTAAATTTATTTTTGACGAAACTTTTGACGATTCAATATAAATCCTTTATTTCTAGCCATTTATAGCGAAATATCATTCTTACATATTTGAAAGATATCTTTTATACAATATTTAATATAAAAACTTACTACTATAAGCAACAATATCTTTTACACGAGTATTATCATCATATAAACTTAGAATAATATTATTATGGCCACTAAATTCTTTAACCAATCTATTACCTATAGCTTTTTCAATTTCATCTAGCTTAGAATTATTAACACTATATTTTATATAATTTATATCTTTTCCATCAAACTCAAGAGTAATATAATACATATCACCTTCAAATCCAAAATATATAAATTTTAAAATATCTGGAGTTTTCCTTATAATATTGTCCATAAACTCACATAATGGTAGTTTATAAAAATAACTCCCTACCTCTATAACCATATCAACATTTAAGCCTAAATCTTTCTTATAGGAGATTGTTTCCGTAACCTTTTTATCATCCTTATATAATACTAAAACAATTGAGTCATTATATAATTCTTTTCCTAAGTAATTCCCTTTATATCTCTCAATTAACTTTAGTCCAGGCGAATCTTTAATTATCTGGCTTTTAGATACTATAATGTTCTTTCCATCAAAATCATAATCATAATAATATTGATTTCCATCTAATGTTTCTGTTATTACACTTGTATTAAAACTCTTTTTGCTAAGAATACTATCCATTAAATCACATAAAGGAAGTTTATAGTCTATAACTCCCTTTGAATTAATATGAACTGGTGCAAATACTCTTGAACTTCTACTATGGTACTTTGAAGCTTTTCTATCTTTCATAAATTCACCTTTTATTAATAATCTATAGTAAAATTATATGAATATTTATTGGAATATATATCATTTAAATCTTATATATAATTTATGAAACTTTTTTATTTAGTTAACAATATTATTCTAAATAATTTTTACAAAATAAAAGAACTATACCAAAGTATAAAAACCTATATAATACTTGGTACAGTTCTTTACCTTTATTTCTTTAATATCTTTTGATTTGATGTGGCTAACTTAACATCATATTGAATATTATTATTCACCTTTAATTTTTCATCATACTTTCCAAACTTAAAGTACATGTCTCCTTTTAAACCATATATATCAGGGAATTTTTTCTTAAATTCTTCTTCACTTAGTCCAGAATAAACTATAACCTTAAGTTTTCTCTTCCTTGCCGAATTAACCATTTCCCTTAACTCCTTAGGTTGAAGTGACCATTCAAGTCCTGCAAGTATAATTCCTTCATTAAAAGGATCATTTGTCACTTTATCTAATATATCTTCTGAATCCATCTCTATGTTTGGTAAATCCTTTAAATGTTGATTAAAGCATCCTTTGCAGTTTAAGTTACAATCTACTGCACTTATTAATGCTCCCATAAAAGGCGCATCCTCTACTCTCTCATGAACAATGCCCTTTGTTTTTATAATCAT